TTGTTGTGACAGTAAACATTACTGGCGCCGTGACTATTTTCCTAACTATAAAGTAAATCGTAAGAAAGACCGTGAGGCAACAGGTCACGATTGGGACACTATCTTCAACTGCCTTCATGCTATTCGTGATGACTTGGTTGAACACTTTCCATATAAAGTAGTAGAAGTGTATGGTGCCGAAGCAGATGACATTATTGCTACACTTGTCCGTTATGTTAAGACCAACCGTAAACACCTGATACTATCATCAGACAAGGACTTTATTCAGTTACACAGCAAGAATGTAGACCAGTTTAGTCCTGTAAATAAACGAATGATTAACGGCAAAGACCCAAAGACATATTTACAAGAACATATTTTAAAAGGTGACCGTAGTGACGGTGTGCCGAATGTTTTGTCCCCTGATGATACATTCATTGCTGATAAAAGACAGAAGCCTTTGAGAAAGGCAACAGTCAGCACGATCATGGAAGCAATGAATGAGCATGATCCTATTGATCTACACAATCTTGCTAAGTGTCCAAGAGACACTTGGATTCGCAACTACCAGAGAAACGAAACATTGATTGACTTGGGGTACATTCCTGACGAGTTGATGATGCAGATAAATATGGAATATGATAAGGCAAAAGTGGGAGAACGGTCCCAGTTGCTTAACTATTTTATACAAAACCGTCTAACACAACTAATAGATAATGTAGGAGATTTTTGAAATGGACGAAACTTACACACCTCTTTTTAGCGAAATTTGCACCAAAGTAAATAACGCTAAAGATAAACCCAAGAAGATTGCTGTACTTCGCAAGTACCGATCACCGCAGTTAGAGATGTTTCTAAAGGCTGCTCTTGACCCAAATATCGAATGGTTATTGCCAGAAGGTGATGTACCCTTTATTCCCAACGAGGCCCCTGATGGTACAGAACATACTCTGCTCATGCAGCAGATGGGTGTCTGTCACAATTTCGTGAAGATGAATCGTGACCATCTGAATATGGAACCAGTTTACGGCAATCCAGCAATAAACACTGCCCGCCGGGAAATGATGTTTATTCAGATGCTCGAAGGTCTACACCAGGATGAGGCTAATTTGCTGGTAGTAGCAAAGGATAAAAACCTCAGCAAGAAATATAAGGGCCTGACGGCTAATGCTGTACAGGAAGCCTTTGGTTGGAACGAACATTTCGTAGCTAAATAAACTCTTTAAAATCAAGGGCTTACGAAAAACCCCTTAGAAATCAATGGCTTACAGAACCCCTATTTTTATAGGGGTTTCTGTGTTTTCCCTTTATAATCAACCAATTATAAAGGTTGACAAAACCCGAAAATGCGTGTAAGCTGGATAGTACATTAACAAAAAATGGGAGAAGTCTATGTCCGTAATCATGCCTAAAATTATTGGTTTCAAAATAATGACCCCTGACCTGAAATCTGTTATTTCAGAACACGGTCCTGATGAGTTGGATAAATGTCGTAAACTTATCAGTGATATGAATAATAAGTTTGTTTTGCCTGGCCAGGACAGAACTCCTGGGCCTGTACTTCAATACATTTTCGATAAGATTGAAGAAGATGAACCTGTACATTGAAGGTTACAGAACGCAGAATAAGAAGTTAGTAGATGACATTACTAGTGCTGCTTACTTCTATGTGTATGATTTGGTCGGTGGTAGATTCGCAAGACATATCACCTTAGATATTAAACTAACAAGAAACTTAAAGAATAAAACAGGGGCCTATGGTTTTTGTCAGATCATGGATGACGTTGATAAACCTCGCGAGTTTGAGATTGAGATTGACGCATCTACCGAACATGACTTTAGACAGATACTCACATGGATTGCCCACGAATGTATTCATCTAAAACAGTTTGTCAAAGGCGAACTATATGACTATGAAGATGAAACAGTGCAGTGGAAAACTAAACGATACAAACTGCATATGGCCTATGATGATATGCCTTGGGAACGCGAGGCCTATCGTTTAGAAACTAAACTTTATGACAAGTGGGAAGGGTGTGTCTGATGAAATACAAGTACGGACTAAATGCTGTAGAAGAAATGTTCTCAGAGTTTGTTAAGAGAGTAGAGTCCCTTGAGGTTCAAGTCAAGTGTTTAAGAAAACAAGTGATTGACCTTGAACACGGTGGGTCATATAGAGATGCAAAACAAGAGGACTGTAAATTCTTGTTTACAGATCATTGTCCAATTTGCAAAGCTCCATATGGCGAATGTGAGGCGATCATTAATGGCTGAGGGTAGATGGGCAGATTGGCAAGTGAGACAAATTGCCGAAAACTTGGCAGAGAAATGTCCCAAGAGAGCTTGGTTTGAAAGAGAACCTGGTGACTATTACACTAGTCTCAAATCTTGGTCACATATCTGTGCTAGACAATTACATTCGATGGAGTTAGAAGAAAGACAGTTGATTATCTTTGTGCATCACTTGAATATCGAACACGTTGGCGTTCAGACATTCGATCCACAAGACAAAGGTATACCGACTGACTACCAACCTAACGAAAGTCACGACTTGGAGAAATAATGGAACCTTCAGTATCAATTTTATTTGCTGTAATGACAGTGATCTCACCTATGCTAACGAAAGCAGGGTTTGACGATGCGGCCAATGTGAATAGAGATGAACTCTATTGTGCCGCACAGAATGTCTACTTTGAGAGTAGAGGTGAACCAGACTTAGGTCAGTTGGCAGTTACTCAGGTAGTTCTAAATAGAGTAGACAGTCACAAGTGGCCTGATACCATTTGTGATGTTGTCTGGCAAGAAAAACAATTTAGTTGGACTCACGATGGTAAGAGTGATAGAATAAAACTCTCTACTAAACAAGATCGTCGTGTCTGGATAAAATCAGTTTTCTATGCTGTTATGTCTATGATAGAGAATGATGCTACGAATGGAGCAACACACTATCATAATACAAGTGTAGAACCTTACTGGGCAGAGAGTATGACACAAACTGCTCACATCGGCAATCACATATTTTACAAGGAGTAAAAATGCAATCAGGAGCAAAAGTAGACATAATGGCTATGTCAAAAGTGAATTCTCATTTTCAATCTGAAACCCATAGACTAAACAATGCGGATAGATACAGATTAAAAGAGAAATCAAGAAAGTCATATCTATCCCGAGAAAAGAAGTTGTCAGCAGTACGACAACCCTTGACAAATGATACAGAATAGTATATCCTTATATAGTAAACATAAACAGGAGTTTTACATGAAGAAGTTAGTAATCGCAACCGCAATGTCCGCAGCCCTTTTGACTGGCTGTGCTGGTACGTATTCAAAACAAGATACCGGCACTGCTGCTGGTGCTCTTTTAGGTGGTGGTCTTGCCTATGGACTTGGACAGAATTCCAGTAACAAAGAAATCTGGACGGTACTTGGTATCGGTCTTGGTGCGATGTTGGGCAACCAAATCGGTATGCAGTTGGATGAACGTGACCGTCTTATGATGGGCCAGAGTTTCCAGACTGCTCTTGAACGAGCACCTGACAACAGTTCAAGTTCATGGCGCAACCCCAACACTGGTAACAGTGGGTACACAACGCCAACACGAACAGTCGTGGCATCTAATGGCACACCTTGCCGTGAGTTTACACAGAACGTAATGATCGGTGGTAAGTCACAACAGGCCTATGGTACTGCTTGTCGTATGGCAGACGGTAGTTGGAAGATACAACAGTAATGCCACAGTACCGTATGAAAGATGCTGATGGTGTAGAGCATGATATTGCCTGCACCATCTCCGAAATGGAGAGACTAAAGGGAGAGGGATGGACTACTGTTTTCGTCCCTAACCCCAACTCTATTATTTCGGGTCGAGACACTTCTGGTCATGGTGGTGGTCACGGAACTGACGAAGGTTGGAAAGATACTTTGCGAAGAATTCGTGATAACAATCCAAAATCTACGATAGATGTGTAATAAATATTAGAAACACTAACTTGGAGACCTCACTAACTTGAGCAGACATAGAAAGATGTATATTAACACCAACAACTTAGTTACAATCGAACCAGTCGGACCTGCACAGGGTACTGCCTTTGAGGAGTACGGTAAGGGGAGGAATTTGTTTTTGACTGGTGCCGCCGGAACGGGTAAAACCTTTATACTATTACACCTTGCACTAAAGGAAGTTTTACAAAAGGAAACACCCTATGATAAAGTTGTATTAATCAGAAGTTTATTACCTTCTAGGGACATTGGTTTTCTACCTGGTACATTGGACGAGAAGTCCAATCTATATCAAGACCCCTATCGTATTCTTGTTCGTTATCTATTCCAGATGCCTAACGAGCAAGAGTTTCAAATGTTGTATGATAAGTTAGTAGGGCAAGGTAGTCTAGAGTTCTATTCTACATCGTTCCTACGTGGACAGACATTCGACCGTTCTATTATTATTGTAGACGAGGCACAGAATATGTTGTTCCATGAACTTGACACCATCATTACTCGTACAGGGCAGGACTCTAAGGTCATGTTCTCTGGTGATGATGCACAAACAGACCTCAAGAAGAACAATGGCGACCGAGATGGTTATCGCCAGTTCTCCAATATTCTAGAAGATATGGATGAGTTTTCAGTTATCACTTTCGGTATCGGCGATATCATCCGAAGTGGATTAGTAAGAAGTTATCTAATCGCCAAACAAAATATGGGCGTTCGTGGCGCCACATAACAACTTGGAATTTATATTATGAGAAAGTTTATTTATGAAGGTGAAGCGTGGCCTGAGTTACAGACACACAACATCAACGGTATGCGGTTTTATGAAGTTGGTGGTGAGAAGTATCCATCTATTACTTCTGTCTTAGGGTCAAGACCCGAGAAGGCAGCAGGTATTCAAGCATGGAGAGAACGTATTGGTGAAGCACAGGCAAACATCATCAGTCGCAAAGCTGCCAATAGAGGCACTACCTTCCACCACTTCTGCGAAGATTATCTGGTAGATAAACTAACAGAAGAAAAAGAAACGGAACTCAAGACAAAGAACTTTCTTGCTTGGGCAATGTTTGGTCAAGTGAAAAAGACTATTGATGAACGTGTTGGTGATATCTATTTGATGGAGCAAACTATGTTCACTAAGAAGTTTAAAGTTGCAGGTCGTTGTGACCTCATTGCAATGTTTGATGGCAAACCTACAGTCATTGATTGGAAAACTGCCACGACAATGAAGAAAGATGAATGGAACGAGGACTACTACACCCAGGCTGCCGCATACGCTTATATGATGTATGAGAAAACCGGGGAACTTTGTGAAGATATCGCAATCATTATGGTTGCCGAAGATGGACAAGTAGAAGTGTTCCAAAAGAAAACACAAAACTATATCCGTAGACTTGAAGAACTGATGGATGAATTTTATGATAATGCTGTGGATAGGTTGAAACTGGCAGCCGCTTAATGTTCGACTGCAATGACGCTTGGTTAAAATATCCACAACACCATATATGGTTTAACAAACTATGGTTAGCAGAACAGTTAGGTTATGACTGTGGACCTGCAAGTGTTCCAGTTTCTAAATCAGGAAAATATATTGTAAGACCGATTTATAATTTGAGAGGTATGGGTCTAGGAACCTATGTGACAGAACTACATCCGAATACTGTTGATGATATTCAGCCCGGTTATTTTTGGTGTGAGTATTTTGAAGGTACACATAGAACAATAGATTACACCTTTCACGTTATGGCACCGCCACTGTGGAGAAAAGTGGCATCACATATTGGACATAAAGAGGATTTGACAACATTTAGTAAATGGGAAAAAGATGATTACGAATTAGAACTGCCACATTTTTTTGTGGAGTTATCTGATGTTGGTCGTATCAATGTAGAGGCGATTGACGATAGAATAATCGAAGTTCATCTAAGACCAAATCCAAACCCTATGCAATATGATGAGATGATCCCGGTATGGGATAATAACAAAGAGTTAGAAGGTTATGAATATGTCGAGGCAGAAAATAACTGTGATGGTCAGTTGTCTAGACCCCGACAGGGATTCTTGGTTAGATAAATAACTTACGACAACTTTACAACAGTTGTCGTTTTTTCACAACATATAGGAGAAGTTATGAATAAAACTTTAATCGCACTATTTTGTGTTCTACCGTTGGCTGCAACAGCAGCAGACACCGACTGGAAACATGACATGACTGTCAGTGCTGGTGGTGTGTCGGTTGGTTATGACCAAGATGATGGAGAAACTACCGTGGGGGTGGGTGGTATTTCTTTGAAAAATAGTGACACCGTAGATATCGGAATCGAATATGCCACATCACTAATGGGTGGCCTATCAGGTTCCATATCTTTGGATCATCACGCTGATGATGATAATGTAGTTGGTATTGACACAGCAGTTGATATGTGGGGAATGAGTATTGCTCCATCAGTCGATTGGAATGTCACAGACTCACAGTTCAATGGCGAAATGAAATTATCTTACGGCATCGCCGGTATTGATACAAGTTCTACTTTCAAATTTGACATCAATGAGACTGACTACACAGGTGCAAAACTTGAGTTTGGTTATTCTTGGAACATTGCTAGCAATGTAACACTAGTACCAAATATCACTGTACCGTTTGATACTGATTGGGAACGTGGAGACGCCACTGCTGGTGTATCTGTAAACATCTCATTCTAATAAATAACTTTCGTGAACACCACTGATGACGATAAATCAGAAGTTGAACAGGACGCCGGGGCAGTGCCGGCCATCTCCACCAATACAGATGAAGTTGCGGGTTGGATGAACGATAAAGAACGTACACATAGTTTTACTGGCCTTACAGGTTACAATACTCAAGGTATGAGAGTTTATCCAGAGGATTGGTATATGACGCAACGGACATGGGACCGAGTCGATGATGTAGTCAAAGTCCCTGATGAGAGAACACAGAACAAACATGGGGATGAAACAGGATCGACTGGCGATGGAGATTTGTAAGAGGTAATGTTCGCACACTACAGAAGCCAATGATGACTTCTATCATCAAGAATATGCGCTAGCAGCGTAATACTTGAGGGGGCATGGGCACCGCCTTCTTATCCAACGGGCCCAACCTAATTACTATGAACAAGAACAAAAGTGGTCTATGCCGAGAACGCCACACCTGACGAACCGCTGAACCATAGATAGGCGTGTTCACCTTTATAATATTATGGCAACAAAAATAACACCTAAAAAATTTACAACTATCATAGAAGATTTAGTCAAAGAAAAACGACTAACACATCTAGAAGCAATAATCTATTATTGCGAACAAAATCAATTAGAGGCACATGATTGTACACGATGGATGGATAAAACCATGCGTGAGAAAATCCAGTATGATGCCGAGGCCCTAAACTACTTACCCAAAACGAGTTCGTTGTTTTGAGTCTAATGACACCATTAGAAACTTATCAATCATATCTCGCACTAAAGTTGCATTTCGGTGGTAAGTATGATTACTTTAAGTATGGCGGTAAGACTTCCGCTACGTTATCAGCATTTGAGAAACGCAAAGACAAATTCAAGTTTGTCAAGTTATCCCAAAAGTTGTCCGATCCACAAATACTAGATTACTATCTTGCCAACTTTATTCGTGGCAAAGAATGGATAGGAGACTTTGACCAGAAGAATTGGTTAGAGCACAAGAAGGTAAATCAAAGTTTAGAATATGTTTATAAAAATGATATAGAAAAACTCTTGACAATCTCAGAGAATTTTGATATACTATTTAAAGTGGGTGAAGGAAATCATCCCAAATTAGTGAAGGCGTATCTTGGTAAGAAAATAAGTCTAGAGACCTTAGTTATTCTAGAAAAAGTATTAGAATACAGAAAACAGTTTGACGCAAAGATTAGTGAAACTTATGTATGGCCCAAGGTGAGTCTTTTGATAAAGAAGTATGAGCCGTTTTTAGATATAGATGCAAGAGCATTTAGATTAAAAACATTGACCTTAGTTAAGGAGTTGACATTATGACAGAAGTAACAAAAGAGTCATATATTGACGAGGCGAAACGTAGGATTGCACATTTGTCCTACAAGAACGAGCAGTTAGAAGCTCGTGTTCGCAAACTGGAGCAGGATAATGCCGAGCTCCAACGGTGGGCAAACGATATCTGTTTGCCTAAACTTCAGGAACTCAGCGATGAGTTATCTTCACGGTACAACCAGAAGAAGTACCGCAATAAAAACTGGCGAGGCGAGTTGGGCCGTGCAAGAGAAGAAGGATCAAAAGTACATTGATCTTGTTTCCAAAGTTGCTCAAGATGTTCTTCCTGTTAGTAATGCGAGAATTGCATCAGCAATAGTAATTGGCAATATTGTAGTTGGGTTGGGTCGTAACTCTTACAAAACCCACCCGCTACAGGCCAAGTACGGTAAAACAGAACACACAATACACCTTCATGCAGAGATAGACGCAATCAAGAATAGTTTAAGACGAGTATCTGTAGATGACCTTACCAAAGCAACCATATACATTAGTAGAGTAAAAAAGAGAGATAGAAAACGTGGATTCGTACCTGGACTTTCTGCTCCATGCTCTGGCTGTATGGGTGCTATTACAGACTTTGGCATTAAGCGTATTGTTTATTCTCTGGATGGTGAAGGATTTCGGGTCATAGAATGATTAAAAGTAATGAATACTACAAAAAGATTAAAGACCTTGATGAGAAAGGTATGGTCTATCGTCGTGGTATGCACATTGTATTAGAAAATGAGAATACCGGAGAACACCGAGCAGTGAAAGTTGTACTACACGACAGTAGACAAGGTTGGTTAGCAGAGAGTAACGATGGTGACTGGCAATGGTATCGTAAGAATAACGAATACTGGCCCAATGAACCCGAATATTGGAAATACATAAAGAAGGTAGGAACATGACATACTGGGTTATAGAAGAAGTGTCCGTGAATAGGAAAAAATATGTTGTTGAGTCCTATACAGAGAAAGGTGCAATAGGTTTGTACAAGACTACAGAACCAGTTGAGGAAGAACGTATCTCAGATGAGGTGTTTATCATAAACGCCATCAATCTGTTTGAGTATCAACAAAAGTATCAAGACACGACACAGAAGGATTGGATTGGGTCTGGTATGATATTGAATCCTAGATAAATAGTATTATGGCAGGATTAGTAGTTACAAAAACAGGTACTGGTGGTATTACAATTAATATACCATTGCAGTTTGAAACCATAGATCACTTAGCAAAGGTCATTATTGATGATCTTACTGCTGGCGCTGGGTCGGGTGCAAACCCGCACCAAGATGCAATTCAATTACCCGCAACACTAAAAACATTGGCGAACGATGTCTCTGGTACGTTTAGTGCTTTGCCGGCAACTATTGATACAGCAACTCAAACTTTGATGGATACAGCCCAAGCAGCAATTCAGGATGTTACCAGTGGTGCAGGAGTGGTTGCTCAGGTAGATGCCGCAGGAACACAAATAAACGAGACAGTCAAAAAAAGTATGCAGGCATTAGATGCGTTTGTAAACGCTGCTGATTTTGGTGCTGCGGTAACTGCTATGACTCCATTTGCTCCAGACGCAAGTACGTTGGCAATGGGCGGTGTTATGCAAACGATGACAAATATGCAGCAGTTTTTAGATACGACCAACGAGATGAATACTCAAGGTTCGGTAGGTACGGCAATTCAACAATTAAATGACATTGCCAAAAATGCTGGTACTCTTGGAGCAGCAGGTGCTCTTGCAACAGCACTTGCCTCAGATATTGGTTTGACTGCTCCACCCGCCATCAATGATGCATTTGCTGAATTAGAAGATGGTGAAGCTTTTGGTCAAGTAAGAGCAATTGCAGAATCTATGAAAGCCGTAAAAAATGTAATAGATTTGGGTGCGGTGAGTGGTCATATGGACGATATGAATGATGTTGTTTGGCAAAGTACACCAACAGGTCCGGTTACAGCAGCGTCCGGCACATATCAAGGTCAACAGGTTATGCAGATTGCTTGTGCCCAGGCCTTGGCGAATAACCTTACACCGACTGATGGCGAACCTGGTATTGTAAATGTTCCAGGCTGGACAAATCCAAATACAGGTGCCACAGAATACATTGGTACTACGCCAATACAAGACGCTTTAGGAACAATTCAAAAGAATTTATTAACTAAGGCATCTTCTATTCAATCGAAGATTTCTGACTCTCTGGCACCTATTGAAGAACTTACATCTGCTATTGGTCTTGCTGTTTCATCCGGCAATTTACCTGCTGCATTGGACAGTGCATTATCATCAGCAATCAAAACTAAGATGGCTGCTGCTAAAACAGATGTAGCCGCAAACCCCCACGTTGACCCGACACCACCTACTGGTGCTCCGCCCGATGAAGGAGGCGCAGGTCGACCCAAGTAAACTGAGAATTATATTATGTTTTGTGAATTTGTTGATAAAATGGGGACTGACAAGACGGTGGTTGATGCTGCCAGAGTTTCCTTTTCTAAAAGAACACAGTGGGAGAGAAACATCCCAAATCAAGGCATCTATGAGTTATCCGATAGAGATAAGAAACTCATAAACTATCTTGCTGAACACAACCATTGGTCGCCTTTCGGTCACTGTAGCATATCATTACATATCGGTGCTCCAGTATTCGTTGCTCGTCAGTTAGTCAAGCACACTGTAGGTCTCTGCTGGAATGAAGTCAGCAGACGATATGTAGATCATCCCCCAGAATTCTACTCTCCAGACACTTGGAGAGGTCGTCCTGTTGATAAAAAACAGGGTAGTAGTGATGAGACTGTTGTATGGTTGAGTCGTGAGGAACGAGTAGGTACTGCGGTACAAAAGGCTGAACAACACAGTGCCGAACTTTATGAAGAAATGATAACTGCCGGTGTATCACCAGAACAGGCAAGAATGGTTCTGCCTCAGAGTATGATGACCGAGTGGTATTGGTCTGGTAGTCTGTATGCGTTTGCCCGTGTATGTAATCTACGATGTAAAGATGATACACAAGAAGAAACCCGCGAGATTGCCTGGAAGATAGATGAGATTGCCAACAAATATTTCCCGGTCAGTTGGCCCGCTTTGAGAGACTAAAATTGATAAATAAACAACTAGGTAAAGTTGTATGCTTAGGGAATGGCGAATCTCGGATAGGAA